GTAACCAGGCGTGAAACTTTAGAAGGAGCAGAACAAGCGATTGATTCATCAGTTGCTCATTACGCTAAAAAGCTAGAGTTCGCTAATGGACCAAAAGTCGTAAAGACCTTTAAGTAAAATAAATTAAATTTAATCAAATAAAATTATGTCAGACATGATAGTAAAAAATCTTAGCTTTGGAGACGAGGCTAAGTATGAAGTATTTAAAGGTATAGAAAAACTCACAAAAGCTGTTAGCTCCACACTTGGGGCTAGCGGCAAATGTGTTTTGCTTGAAGATTCGTTTGGATCTCCAACTATAACTAAAGACGGTGTTACAGTAGCCGATAGTGTTATACTTAAAAACCCTGTAGAAAATTTAGGTTGTAGTTTGCTAAAGCAAGCGGCTAGAAAAACAGTTAAAGAAGCTGGTGATGGCACAACAACCGCAACAGTTCTAGCACACGCTATATTAGTTGAAGCCTATAAGGTTTCAGAAAATAGTAATTCTAGAGAAATAAAAGAAGGTATAAATACAGCAACTGAAAAAGTAATTAAGTATTTAGAATCAATATCTTTACCAGTTAAAGATGATATGATTGACCAAATTGCAACGATATCAACAAATAATGATAGTGAACTAGGTAAAATTATAGCAGATGCTTTTAGATCTGTTGATAACACCGGTGTTGTTATGATGGATCAATCTCAAAGTGGAAAAACAGAACTTGAGGTTATAGAAGGTTCACAGTATTTTAAAGGATTATCAAGTCCTCATTTTGTAACAAATAAAGCTAAAAATACAGCTGAGTTAAATAATCCTTTAGTTTTACTAATAGAATCTCCGGTTGAAAGCATTAGGCAAATACAAAGTGTGTTAGAATACGTTATAAAAAATAGTAAATCTTTATTAATTATAGGAGATTTAAGTCCTGAAGTTTTGTCTGCATTAGCTATGAATAAAACAAAAGGAAATATAAAAGTTAATGTAATTGAAGCGCCTACGCTAGGTGTTAACAGAAAACAGATGTTTGATGATTTAGCACTTCTAACAGGTTCAACTATTATAAACGAAGATTTAGGTGATGATATGGATTTAATTGAAATAGATCATCTAGGTTCATGTTTAAAGTCTATTACAGACCAAACAGAAACTATAATTCAATTACAAGAAATAAACGAAGATTGTCTCACTATAATAAAAGACATAAAGGATAAATTACTTATATGTAAGATTCCTGATGAAATAATAAGGCTTGAAAAACGATTAGCTATGCTAGCTGCTAAAATTGCAGTTGTAAAAGTAGGTGCTAATTCAGATATTGAGTTAAAAGAAAAAATGGATAGAGTTGAAGATGCTGTTTGCGCTACTAAAGCTGCTATTAAAGAAGGTATTGTACCAGGAGGTGGTATTGCACTATTAAATGCTAGCAATAGTATAAAATCTAAGTCTAAAGGCGAAAGTATACTGCTAGAAGCTATTTCAGCGCCATTTAAGACAATATTAGAAAATGCTGGCATAATAGATGTAGAACTACCTAAGATCAAAGGGAGGGGTTTAAATGTATTAACTGGTAAGACAGTTGATATGATAAAATCAGGAATAATTGATCCTTTATTAGTAACTAAAAGCGCTTTGAAAAACGCAGCCTCTGTAGCTACCACTATATTATCAACCGATTGTGTAATCAATAATATAAGAATAGATGAAAGCAATAGGTAGAAATTTAATAATACAAAAAGAAAAAAATGTAACCACTGAAACAAAAGGTGGTTTAATTCTAGCGGAAACACATAGAGAAGACATTAGATACATAAAAGCAAAAGTTATTTCTATTGGTAATGAAGTTGAAGGCTTAAAACAGTCTGACACTATATTTTTTGATAGACATGCTGGGCATAAAATAGAGGTGGGAGATTTAACTTATCACGTTATTAAATCACAAGATGTGGTTGTTGTTTTATGAGAAAGCTAGACGCAGAGGACTTAAAAAATCTTAAACTGCTAAAACACTACCGTATAATACGCAAGTGGGCTTGTAAAAACAATGACTTAAATGACGCTGATTTAGAACTTTTAATATATTTAGAATCTATAGAACACTTTTCTAAGCAAGATTTCAAAACCGGTAGTTATTCCTATAGTTGGGATAACCGCCGTTGGAATCGATTGCTTAAAAACGAATGGATAGTTGTTTGGAGAAATAGAAATAGAACAACACAAAAATATAATATATATGCTGTATCTTTTAAATTTAAGCAATTAATAAATAGGATATATAGGATAATGTTAGGTGATGAAGATTTACCTATAAGTAAAAGAAGAAATAAAATAATAAATGGTAACAGTTATACAGATAAAGTACTGACAAAAGCTATTTATAATGTCAATAAAGATAAATACAGATAATAATGGGTTTTAGATCAAACATGCCATATACCATGAACACTCAGCTACAACAACGGGTAGACGACAAGCAAGCTAGAGATAAAGCTGCGTTTGCACCTGGTGGTATAAATGATGGTACTCCTTGGTATCAAAGAGAATCTTATTTAAAAGCAACTGGGCAAGAAATTGCAGAAAAACCTATAGAAAAAGTAGAATGGGCTAATGGTTTAGGTAATAATATTGATGGAAGATATGAAAACTTTCAATTACCAGATGAGTTAAGATATAGTGAAGCTAACGTTACTGATAGAGATAGAACTGGTATGTCTTATCAAAATGCCGCTAGAAATAGAGATATAATTCAATCTCAACAAGATTTATTAACATATGGTCCAGCTGGAAAACCAAACATAACAAATAATAATATGAATAATACACAAGATCCTAACTTAATAGATCCCGCTAATGTGGGTGAGAGTGGACAACTAAACACTTTTAGTGATCCAACTAGACAAGTCGCTGCGCAAACTTACGGTGGTGAATTAGAAAAAACAGCAGCTATGTCACCTCTTAGCATGAAGATAGATCCTTCTGCTGTTTATAATGCTATGGATGCTTTAAAATCGGTTCAAAACTTAAATTTAAATCAAGAAGGAAAAACAAATTATAGAAGAGATACAGATAATGTATATAAAAGTATTGGATTACCAGGTTTACCCACGTCTTCAACTGGAAGTGGTGGAATGAGTGGTTCTTATTCTAACCCAGCTAGTACTGGAGCTGGAATAACTATTAATACAGCCCCACCTGCATCAACCACTCCTAAATATAGTTTTTTAACAGATCAAAACACTCAAACTTTTGATAAATCAAAACTGTCTAACCCAGAACATAGAATGAGTTTTTTAGGTCTTCATAAAAGAAATGCGCCGTCTATTAAAGCTAGAATGGCTGATGCTAAAGCTAATGGCCAGCTTAAAAAACATGCTAGACTTCAGAAAAAACTTGATAACTTTACTAAAAATCAAGCAAATCCAGACAACGCACTACAAAGAACTGTAAAAAAAATAGGTAGTTTATTTAGCTAACAATTATAAAACAATAAAAATATGCATAGTAACAAATACGATCCTTCAATGGAAAAATTAAAACCAGGTCAACATGTTGGTGTGGTAGGTGAGTCTCACGTATGGGATGGGCCTTTAGATCAAACTGGAAGACCTCATGGAGAAGGTTCTAGCTCTGGAATTACAGGTGTGCAAATACTTAAAGCTCCAACGCGTTATGAAGCTGGGCCTATTACTTCAAAAGCTAAAGTATACAGATAATATGAGTCTACAGCTTATAAAACAAGTTATGAATCATCCGGCTAAAGCTACAGCTAGTTGCTGGAAAGGATACAAAGCTGAAGGCAAGAAAAAATCACCTAGTGGTAAAAAAACTAAGGGTGGTAAAGTTAAGATGGTTAATAACTGTGTAAAAAAATAAAAATGTTTTCACAAGAAAATAACCCGTTTACTTCCCCTATATTAAAAGTTAGAAAAACAACTAAGGGTAAAGGAAGAAACTTTAGAACTACTAAAGAGGGTGCTGGTATGACTTCTAAGGGAGTTAAAAAATACAGAGCAGAAAACCCAGGAAGTAAATTAAAAACAGCAGTAACCGGTGATGTAAAACCAGGAAGTAAAGCTGCTAAAAGAAGAAAATCATTCTGTGCTAGATCCAAAGGATGGACTGGCGAAAGAGGTAAAGCAGCTAGAAAACGCTGGAAATGTTAAAATAAAAACCAAACCAAAACAACAATAAAAAACAAAAATTATGGGTTACACAGGAAACAACCATCATGCTCAAAAGTATGATGCTACAAAAGCTTACGACAAAGACTTAAGCGCTTCAGCAAGATTACATTACTTAGAAAATAGTGAGCATGATAAACATGCTGCTAAAATGTACGGAGATCCACCAGCTAAAAACATTACTAAAGTATTAAGCAAAGGAGCTAAACATAATGCAGCTCCTAAAATGTCTGGAGACATGGGTCACAACGTTTTAGCTGAAGATATGACACCTGATTCACAATCAATAGTTGGTGGTGATATGGGATACGCAGGAGATGCATCTGGCGCACCAGATCCCACAATAAACACAGGCAACAACCCAGCTCCTATGATGAAAGCTTTAGGTAAACCAGCTCTTATGATGAAAAAAGGTATTGCCTCAATGTGTGGCATGAAAAAATAAAACAGTAGAGGACTGTACAAAACTCAAAATAATAGTAAACCAAACCAGGCTTAATAGCCAAAAAACAAAACAAAATGTCAAAATTTTTAAAATTCAACATTGTTAACACAACAACTCCTGCAGCTCAAGGTATTGAATTAGTTAACGTAGAACAAATTCAAAGCGTAGCATATAATGCTGGAGCATTAACAATCGTATTAGACGGTGCCGCAAGCACTCAAGTTGCACATACGGGATCTGGAGCTACTGACGAAGCAGTACCAGCATTAAGTTTAAGTCAAAGAGTAGTAACTCTTACTGTAAAAGTAACTAAAGATGGTAGTGGAGCTGCCCCAACTATTACTAATGGAGCTAAGTCACCACAAAAAGCTGTATACGCAGCAATGACTGCTAATCCAGGAGGTGTGCAATCAACTGTTCAGTTAGGACTTGATGAAGCTGTTACTCCAGTTCAAATGTATTTTTCTGCTTTTGCAATTGCAACTGCAGCAATAGTATAATTAACTAACCTAAATATCCCCGTAGCTATATAGTTGCGGGGTTTATTTAATCTTCCTTATATGGCATTTAAAATGAAAGGGGCACCGTACTGTGAGTGCACATTAAATACTCCTATATTACATGTTGATATGGATGAAAATACACTAGGAATGGCCACAAACAAAGGCGGTATACTAGTTAATAAAGATATTAAAGACCCTAATAAAATTCAAGACGTAGTAGATCACGAGATGGTTCATGTGAACCAAATAAAGCGTGGAGACTTAAATTATGATGATGATACAGTATTTTGGAAGGGCAAAGAATACCCAAGATCTTCAATGAAAGAAGGCGCTAAGAATTTACCTTGGGAAAAAGAAGCCTACAACGAAGCTAAAAACGCATAGATATGGCACTAAAAAAAGGTTTTTTTAAAAGATTACAAGGCGGTGTAAATCATAGTCCTTTAAAATCACACGAGGGTGGTCCACCTCACAGTAAAAAAGACTTTGCAGGTTTACTAAATCATAAGCTTGCTACTAAAGAATCTGTAGTTGACGAAAGGTTATTAAATCAAAATGTTTCAGATAATCTAGCTGTAGAAAAATTTAGACAAAACAACGACGTTTCTTCAGAACAAATAATTAAGAACGCAGCTCAAGTTAAGAAAATAAAAGAAAAAAAAATACAGAAGAACCAAAACAGAAATAGAGCAACTATTAGTCAAGGCCCTGTAACAGAACAAGAAAAAAAACAAGCAGCAATAAATAATGAAAGAGGTGAAAAAATACATAATGCCTCATTAAGTTTATTAGAAAGACCATTAGCTTATATGTCAGATCCATCAGCACTTTTAGGTGATATGGGTATTAATTCTTTTTTAGGTTTTGATACTGGAAATACAACACAATTAGCTAGAGAAATAGAGACAATGAGAACAGATCCAAACTTATCGTTTTCTGACAAATTAAAAGCTAAAACTCAAATGGGTCTTGGTATGGTTCCTTCTGCAACTCTTAATGTTGGGCTAGGCATGATAGGAGCTGGAGGCGCTGGTACTGGAATTAAAGGGGCAGCTAATTATACTGGAAGAGTTTTAAATAATACTGTCAACCCTTTAGCTGGACTAGGAAAACCTACCGCAAACGCAATAAGTAATGCGTTAGGTAATAATATTGATGACGCCGGTGTAGATGCTTTTCAACAAGCAATAAACGCTCAAAGAGGAACCAACAATGTAGATTACAATCTAGATAACGTAGGAGGTATTGGAGATTTTTCTTTTGATTTTAGTAAATTACCCCAAAGAACTTCAGAAAAAAATTATTTGGTTGATATGGTTAACCGAAAGCTACTCGGAAGTGATAAAGAATTAGGTAGATCGTTAGAACCATTAGCAAGGGAATTAAGAAAAGGAGCTAATACGTTTAGAGAAACTAGGGAGTTTGCTGCTAATAATATGAGATCAGAACAAGGGCAACAAAGATTAACTGATTTAATTACAGAAACACTTGATAGTAAAACTGAAATACCATTTTCACTTAACGCGTTTAAGGACAAAGAAATAGTTGCAAACATGTCTCCTAAAACTAGAGAAAAATATATTAATTATTTTAAAAAACAACACCAAGACAAGTTAAGTAACTCAAAAAGCATGAATGAATTAGTGGCTGAATTAGCTTTTGATTCTCAGGGTAATTATAATCCAAACGGAGCAGTTAAAGCTATTTATGGAGATGGAACTAAAATTTTTCCTCAATTAGTTGATAACGCTTATTATAATGGTAAAAATAGAGGTCAAAATCCTAGTTATGTTTTAGGTGCTAATACAACAGGATCAAGCTCAACAGCGTATCATGAATTACTTGGTCACGGTGGTCAATATGTTGATAAGTTAAACAAAATTAATGATGTTTCAAATGCTGATAATAGATTACGAAATCTATCACAAAGAAGCGCGGCTAATTCAACTCCAGACCAAGGTTATTTTAATACTGGTAGTGAAGGCAAAGAACCATACGCTTATGCTCAAGAATTAAAAAAATCAATGTATGACCTGGGTATTCTTAAAAACAATAATGGAACTTGGGAGACGGTTACACCAGGGATGCTTGAAAAAACTAGAGATATACTTACTAAATCACCAAAAGGATTTATAAGTGGACCGGCGGATGGAAGGTTTTTTAATGAAGCTAGAGCATTAGATTTTGTAGAAGATCTTGATGGTTTATCTACAGAAATGAATAAACTAATTGGTGCAAATAATCCAGGAGATGCTGATGGTAAAAATAAATTTGATTTGTTAAAAGCTAATTCAATGGAAGCTAACGCGTAATAATTTGTTATAACATGTGATATTATTAATATAGAGATTATATATTGAATCTTTATAATAATTAAATCAAATATTATGTTAAAAAATTTAAGTCTAACAAATATGCTCTACGGCATTGGAGCTGCAATTGTTATTTTAGGAGCTTTGTTTAAAATCCAACATTGGAACGGCGGTTCATTATTATTGACAATAGGTATGGTAACAGAAGCTGTTGTGTTTACGTATTCTGCGTTTGATAAAAAAACAGAAAATGAAACAGATGAATCACTCGAAACTGATCCATACAATCCTAAAACTATTATAGATGCTCAAAAAGAATACGTTAAAGAAATTAAAGATGCTATTAAAAATATTTCTTTAATTAATAAAGTTCATGAAAATCAACTTAAACTTATTAAAAGTTCAACTGATGCTTATATAAAAATTAATACAGAGGCTAATTCTTTAGCTCAACGCACTTCTTATATGAGCAAAACTTATTATTCAATATTAAAAGCAATGAAAGGCTAATGAAAAAAATATGGGAATGGTTAAGCGGTAACGTTATCAAAGATGTTGGTGACGTTATCGATAAACTAACAACTACAGAAGAAGAAAAACTTGAGATTAAAAAAGAAATCCAAGTTATAGTAGAAAAAGCAGCTGCAACAGCAGAGGACCAAATAACAAAACGCTGGGAGTCGGATATGACATCTGATTCGTGGTTAAGTAAAAATACGCGTCCTATGGCGCTTATATTCTTATCCTTCATGGCTATAGCTTTTATATGGGTTGATAGTCATCACGAAATATCTTTTACTGTAGAGCAAGAGTGGATAGAATTATTAAAACAATTATTAACAACTGTGTATGTAGCCTATTTTGGCTCGCGTGGTTTTGAGAAATATAAATCAATAAGTAACAAATAAATAAAAAAAAATGGGATATTTTAGTAGAGCAATAAGTATAACAAAAAGTGATACAATAAATCCTTTACCAGCGTGGGAGTTTATGAATCAAACAGGTACGCTAGGAACTTTTCTAGCTGGATCCTTAGTATACGTTGGTGGTGCAGGTGATGTAAATGTAATAGTAGCTGGTACATTAGGTCCGCAAAACACAGTCGTAGACTTTCAAGCTATTACAGCTGGTGGAACTGGATACACGGGAGCTACCGGCGTTGCAACAACTGGAGGGTCAGGAACTGGTTTAACAGTAAACACAACAGATACAAACAATGTAATTACCGCTGCAGTAGTAAACGCAGCAGGTAGTGGATACAAGGTTGGAGACGTAATAACAATAAGCGGTGGAAACGCAAACGCAAAATTAACTATTGCTGGTGTAAAAAGTTTATTACCCACGGTTGATCAAGGTGTTGAATTCTCTGGATTACAACCAGGTGACACAATGCCAGTATATGTTGATTACGTTTTAAGTACAGACACAAGCGCTACTTTATTGGTAGCAGGAAGAGAGTCATCATTAGGGTAAATAACTAATATATAGGTGACTATATAAATAAGTAAATATTAATAATCAAATAAAATTAAATTATGAGTAAAGTAAAAGAAATGGTAAAAGCAATGATTACTGAAGAGCAATTAAAAACTGTACAAGAGCAACAAGCTAAACTAACAGAAGGTTTAAGAACTTTAGGTGTGTTAGATGTACAAAAACAAAATGTTCACGGTCAAATAGCTGAGTTATCTAAAGAGATAGAAGCTACTAAAAAAGAACTAGAAAATGAATACGGTCAAGTAAATATTGATTTAAAAGACGGTTCTTATACTGAGATCGAAAAAGAAGATGAAAAATAATATTAGAAAGATAAGTATTGGTTCAGATTATAAAAATGAAGCAATGCATTATTCAGTTGGTCAACAAGTTTATGGTGGACATGAAATCTCTCATATACTTTTAGATGAGTCTGACAAATCTTATAATATACATATAAAGAAAAACAATGAGGTAATGCCATGGAAGAAGTTTAATTCTAACATGGCTATATCTGTTGAGTATGATTTAGAATACTAATGAATAGTTTGTATGATTTTATTGTAGAACCAATTGGTGATAAATACAATAATAAAATTAAAGTTGAAGATAAAGATTTAGTTGTAAACAGTAAAGTTGAAAGCTTTAAGTTTGTAAATAGACAGGCTATAGTTATAGCTATACCTTTAGCTTTTAAAACAAACATAAAAATTGGTGATACTATAATTATACACCAAAATGTGTTTAGAACTTTTTATGATTCTAGAGGTAAGAAAAAGAAGAGTAGATCTTTTTTTAAAGAAAACCTTTACTTTTGTGCTTTAGATCAAATATATTTATATAAAAATAAAGACGGTTGGAACTCTATTAATAACAGATGTTTCATAAAACCTATAAAAAACACAAACAGTCTAGTTAATGATAAAGAGCAAAGCCTTGTTGGTATATTAAAATACGGAAATAAGTCTTTAGAAGCTCTTAAAATAACACCAGGAGACTTAGTTGGTTACACGCCTGGTGGTGAATGGGAGTTCTTGATTGACAAAGAAAGAATTTATTGTATGAAATCTAATGATATTGTAATTAAGTATGAATATAAAGGAAACGAAGAAGAATATAATCCTAGCTGGGCATGTAGCAGTTGAAGAATTAATAAAGGTAGCTAAAGAGGCTATTGTTGATTCTGGAGAGGATATAACTGCTGATAGATTAAAAAATGCAGCAGCTACTAAGAAGCTAGCTATATTTGATGCTTTTGAAATATTAAATAGAATACAAAACGAAGAGAACTTGTTAAATGAAAAACCTAAAGAAGTTAAAGAAGAAAAAACTTTTAAAGGTTTTGCTGAAGGTAGATCTAAATAATGTACGAGCAAACTCTATATAAAGTATTAAAAGACCACATTAAACCTAAAGTTTTAAAAAGAAACAATAGGTATAAAAAATGGGAGTATGGATATAACGAAGACTATGATGTCGTAGTTATAAGTAAAACAGGTGAAATAGGTGAAATATATGAAATACAAAACCTAAAAATAGCTTTGCCTAAACAACAAGATGTTACTAAATTTGAAGAAAACAAATGGAGTCACACCGCTTATCCTAAAGAATTAAATAGAATAAAATCAGTATTTGATTGGGAAGAGTATCCAGCAGAATTTAAAGAAAAATGGTATGACTATATTGACAAAGAATTTATTAAACGTGAAGAAGGTTTTTGGTTCTATAACCAAGGTAGTCCTACTTATATTACTGGCACTCATTATATGTACCTGCAGTGGTCCAAGATTGATGTTGGGCAACCAGACTTTAGGGAATCAAATAGATTATTCTACATTTTCTGGGAAGCTTGTAAAGCAGATACCAGGTGTTATGGAATGTGTTATCTTAAAAACCGTAGGTCAGGATTTTCATTTATGTCCTCAGCTGAATCGGTCAACCTTGCTACAATATCAACAGATTCACGGTTTGGAATATTGTCCAAATCTGGTCCCGATGCTAAGAAGATGTTCACAGATAAGGTCGTACCAATTTCCGTCAATTATCCCTTCTTTTTCAAACCAATACAGGACGGGATGGACAGGCCTAAGACCGAACTTGCTTACAGAGTCCCTGCCTCCAAATTTACCCGTAGAAAACTTGATTCCAATGAAACCCTTAAAGAAATTACCGGTTTGGACACCACGATCGATTGGAAGAACACCGGTGACAACTCCTATGATGGTGAAAAGCTCAAACTCCTCGTCCACGATGAATCAGGGAAATGGGAAAGGCCCAACAACATCCTCAACAACTGGCGTGTTACGAAAACCACCCTTAGACTAGGTAGTAAAGTAATTGGTAAGTGTATGATGGGAAGTACGTCTAATGCCTTAGATAAAGGCGGTGATAACTTCAAAAAATTATATTATGACTCAGATGTTAACGAAAGAAATGCCAATGGACAAACTCGTTCAGGATTATATTCTTTATTCATACCTATGGAATGGAACTACGAAGGATACATTAATTCTTATGGAATACCTGTCTTCGACACTCCAAAAAAAGATACCTTTGGACCTCATGGTCAACAAATAAGAAAAGGTGTAATAGAATATTGGCAAAACGAAGTAGAAGGTCTTAAAAAAGATCAAGATGGTTTAAATGAATTTTATAGACAGTTTCCAAGAACTGAGCAACATGCTTTTAGAGATGAAGCTAAACAATCTATATTTAATCTAACTAGAATATATGAGCAAATTGATTTTAATGAAGACTGTAAAAGTGAATCGTTAATAACAACAGGTTCTTTTAATTGGCACAATGGAATAAAAGATAGCCCAAGCGGTGTTATGTTTGTTCCAAATAAAGATGGAAGATTTAAAATCTCTTGGATACCACCTATTCAATTACAAAATAGATTAATATTAAAAAACGGATTAAAATATCCTGCTAATGAACACGTGGGTGCTTTTGGTTGTGATAGCTATGATATATCAGGTACGGTTGATTCTCGTGGTTCTAACGGATCACTACACGGTTTAACTAAGTTTTCTATGGAAAATGCCCCTATGAATAGCTTTTTTTTAGAGTACATAGCTAGACCACAAACAGCAGAAATATTTTTTGAAGATGTTTTAATGGCCTGTATTTTTTATGGCATGCCAATATTAGCTGAAAACAACAAACCAAGACTTTTATATTATTTTAAAAGAAGAGGTTATAGAGGTTTTTCTATGAACAGACCAGACAAAGCTATAGCAAAGTTATCTGTAACAGAAAGAGAAATTGGCGGAATACCTAACTCTAGTGAAGATGTTAAACAAGCTCATGCTGCAGCAATTGAATCTTACATAGAAACTTATGTTGGAAATTTAGGAGAATCATATGGTGATGTTTATTTTCAAAGAACATTAAATGATTGGGCTAGATTTGATATAAATAACAGAACAAAGCATGATGCATCAATTAGTTCTGGTTTAGCTATAATGGCTTGTAACAAAAACAAATATAATCCAATTTTTAAAAGAAAATTAGAAACAAAACCATTAGGTTTTAAGAAATATAATAACGAAGGATTTAGTTCAAAAATAATACAATAAATGATTTATACTAATTACGTAGGTTCATTTCCAAGTCAAGTAGTATCGGACGAAGAGAAGCAAGGTTATGATTACGGTTACGCCGTAGCTCGCGCCATTGAAGGCGAATGGTTCTCAGGAGACAGAGGCGGCATGGGAAATAGATACCAAAACAGTTGGTTAAACTTTCACAGACTAAGACTTTACGCTAGAGGTGAACAACCTGTTCAAAAATATAAAGATGAATTGTCTATTAATGGCGATTTGTCTTATTTAAACTTAGACTGGAAACCAGTTCCTATTATACCAAAATTTGTTGATATTATAGTTAACGGTATGTCTCAGAAGATATTTGACATAAAAGCATATGCTCAAGACCCAGAATCTTTAAAGCAAAGAACAAAGTACGCAGACGCTATAATGAGAGACATGTATGCTAAAGAAATAATCCAAGCAACAAACGACGCTACGGGTATGAATTTCTTTAATAGTAATGACCCTAATAATATACCGGAATCTCAAGATGAATTAGACCTTCATATGCAATTATCATATAAGCAGTCTATAGAGATAGCAGAAGAAGAAGCTATTGAAAACGTCTTAGCAGCTAACAAATACGAATTAATAAAAAGAAGATTAATAGCTGATCTTACTATTATAGGTATAAGTGCTGTTAAAACAGATTTTAACCTATCTAACGGTGTTACTTTAAACTATGTTGATCCATCTAATTTAGTTTATTCTTATACGGAAGATCCTAACTTTGATGATATATACTACGCTGGTGAAGTTAAGTCTATAAGTTTAGTAGAACTTAAGAAACAATTTCCTGGTTTAACGGATGAAGAATTAAAAGAAATAGAAAAGTTTCCTGGTGATGCAAATTATACTAGAAATTTTTACGCGCAACAAGATTCTTCTAACCAAGTTCAGGTATTGTATTTTGAATACAAAACCTATACTAATCAAGTTTTTAAAATAAAACAAACTGATCAAGGTTTAGAAAAAGCTTTAGAAAAGCCAGACACATTTAATCCACCTGAAAGTGACAACTTTGAAAGAGTTGGTAGAGCTATAGAGGTTTTATATACTGGCGCTAAAATATTAGGCCATGAAATGATGCTAGAGTGGAAGTTGTCAGAAAATATGACAAGACCTAATGCTAACGTCACTAAGGTTAACATGAATTACTCTATATGTGCTCCTAGAATGTACAAAGGTATGATAGAGTCAACTGTTAGTAGAATAACTGGTTTTGCTGACATGATTCAGTTAACTCATTTAAAGCTACAGCAAGTGTTATCTAGAATGGTTCCAGATGGTGTTTTTGTAGACGTTGATGGTTTAGCTGAAGTAGACTTAGGTAATGGAACTAATTATAACGCTCAAGAGGCTCTTAATATGTACTTCCAAACTGGTAGTATTGTAGGTAGATCTATGACTCAAGAAGGAGATCCCAATAGAGGCAAAGTTCCTATTCAAGAACTTCAAACTTCTTCAGGTAACGCAAAAATAGGTTCATTAATACAGACATATCAGTACTACTTACAGATGATAAGAGACGTAACTGGATTAAACGAAGCAACAGATGCTAGTACTCCAGACGCAAACGCATTAGTAGGATTACAAAAAATGGCAGCTGCAAACTCTAACACAGCGTTAAGACATGTTATGCAAGGTGGTTTATACCTTACCTTAAGAACATGCGAAAATATAGCGTTGAGAATAGCAGATGCCTTAGACTATCCTTTAACTAGAGCCGCTTTAATAGATTCAATATCATCTTATAATACTGGGACACTAGAAGAGTTGCAAGAAAAAACTTTAATGGACTTTGGTATATTCTTAGAATTAGAACCAGACGATGAGATGAAAGCGCAACTAGAACAAAACATACAAACAGCACTTGCTTCTGGTGGTATTGATTTAGATGATGCTATTGATATTCGTCAAGTTAAAAATATAAAACTAGCAAACGCTTTATTAAAACAAAAAAGAAAAGCTAAAGCAGCTAAAGATCAGGCTAATCAGCAAGCTAATATACAAGCTCAAGCTCAAGCAAACGCTCAAGCAGCTCAACAAGCTATTGAAGCAGAAATGCAAAAACAACAAGCTTTAGCAGAAACAACTATACAAATAGAACAAGCAAAAATACAGTTTGAAATAAATAAAATGCTTCAAGAAGCTAAGGTTAAAAAAGAACTAATGGCAGAAGAGTTTAGTTACAATATGCAATTAGCTCAAATGAAAGCTAAAGGTGAGACTCAAAAAGAACAAGAGATTGAAGATAGAAAAGATAGTAGAATACAACTTCAAGGAACACAAGAATCTCAATTAATAAATCAAAGACAAAACAACACTTTGCCTCAAGACTTTGAATCCGCTGGGTTTGATGGCTTAGGAGGGTTTGGACTAGAGCAATTTAATCCTAGATAAAGAATTATCAATTTTTAATTATATTATATTATGTCAAAAGAAACAAAAGTAAAAGAACCTGTTAAACAGGAAGGTGATTTTAAAGTAAAAAAGAAAATACCTAAAAAATTAATTGCACCAGAAGAAACCGTTAAAATGGATTTTGCTGCAGTTAATAAAAAAGAAGAACCAATAAAAATAGATTTAGATGCCGTTCAAAAGCAAAGCTCAGAGGAAAGCGTGTTACTCGAAGAAGGATCCAAGGTGGAATTGCAAGCAGTGGGACAAGGAGACAAAAAACCCGTTGAGAATGTTATTAAAGAAATATCAGACTCAGAAATAAATACTAAAGAAATACAAAAAGAAGTAAAAGAAGCTGTAAGAGATCAAAAGGTATTAGGTAAACCTTTACCTGAAAACATTGAAAAGCTAGTTTCTTTTATGGATGAAGTACCTGGTTCTACAATTGAAGATTATGTTAGATTAAATGCTGACTACTCAAATGTTGATAATAGTACTTTGCTTAGAGAATATTATAAAAACACACGTCCACACTTAGATTATGATGAAGTTAACTTTTTATTAGAAGATAATTTTAAATATGATGAAGAGGTAGACGAAGAACGCGAAGTTAGAAAAAAGAAACTAGCGTATAAAGAAGAAATTGGAAAAGCTAAAAGCTATTTAGATGGTCTTAAGGATAAGTATTACGATGAAATCAAGTTGAAATCAACCGTTAATCCTGATCAAAAAAAAGCCGTTGACTTTTTTAATAGATATAATGAAGATGAAATATTGAGAACCAAACAGCGTGCAGAATTTGAACGCATAACTAAAGACACTTTTAATAAAGATTTCGAAGGTTTCGATTTTGATTTAGGAGAAAAGAAATTTAGATATGGTATTAAAAATCCAAGCGATGTAGTTGAAAATCAATTAGACATAACCCATTTTGTTACGAAGTTCTTAGCAGACGATGGTAGTTTAAAAGATCCAAAAGGTTATCATAAAGCCATGTACGCTGCGCGAAACGCAGATACTATAGCACAACACTTTTATGAACAAGGAAAAGCAGATGCAGTTAAAGATGTAGTTGCTAAGTCTAAAAACATTACAACTGAAGCCCGAAAAGAGGGTAATGCTGGTAGTGTTTTTGTTAATGGAATTAAAGTTAGGTCTATAAGTGGTGCAGATTCTTCTAAATTAAGAATAAAAACAAAAAAATTTAACTAAAAAAATTTAAACAATTATGAGTTTACAACCTCAATTTGGGAGTTTAATCCCATCTCAAGCACAAGAAGTATTAAACAGCAATTACCTACAATGGAACAATGCTGCAGGTGCTAACTTCGTGGATTTTGCACAGCAATATCTACCTGAAGTATACGAACAAGAAGTAGAGCGTTATGGAAACAGAACGTTATCTGGCTTTTTAAGAATGGTTGGCGCTGAAATGCCAATGACTTCTGATCAAGTAATTTGGTCTGAACAAAATAGATTACACATTGCTTACGAAGGGCTTACGCCTGCTTATGGAGTTAGTAATGTTATTAACTTTGGAGGAGCTATTGCTGCTTCTGTAACAAATGTTATATCTGTTGGAGCTACTGTTGTAGTAATGGATGACTTTGGCGGTGAAGTTAAATGTTATGTTAGCGCTTCTACTCCAGGTGGCGCAGGTGTTGGTTCAATTACTGCTTTACCTTACACAGCTTTAAATATAGCTGCGGCTGGTTTAGCTGGTAATGTTAAAGTGTTTGTATATGGTTCTGAATATAGAAAAGGATCTACTACTCCAAACTTTGATGCTGTCGCTACACCAAATGGTTATATAAGTGTTGATCCACAATTCACTCAATTTTCTAACTCACCTATCATTATCAGAAATAAATACGTTGTAAACGGATCTGATATGGCACAAATTGGTTGGGTTGAAGTTGCTACTGAAGACGGGACATCTGGATACTTATGGTATTTAAAAGCTGAATCTGAAACACGTTTACGTTTTGAAGATTACTTAGAAATGTCATTAGTAGAAGGTGAAATTGCTGCTGTTGGTTCAGGTGCGATTGCGAATCCTGGTACGTCTGGTACACAAGGTCTTTTTGCTGCTATTACTGATAGAGGTAATGTGCAAACAGGATTTACTGCTGCTGCAGGACTTGATTCTTTTGATGCTATTTTGAAAAATTTAGATACTCAAGGAGCAATTGAAGAAAACATGTTATTCTTACAAAGACAAACAGCTTTGGATTTTGACGATATGTTAGCTTCTATCTCTGGTGGATACGCTGGTGGTACTGCTTTTGGATTATTTGAAAATTCTGAAGAAATGGCTTTAAACTTAGGGTTTAGCGGATTCCGTAGAGGATCTTACGATTTCTATAAGACTGATTGGAAATACTTAAATGATGCTTCTACAAGAGGTGCTATGGTAGGACCTTCTTCTATTGAAGGTGTATTAATTCCTGCTGGAACTTCTACAGTTTACGATCAAATCTTAGGAACTAACATCAGACGACCATTCTTACACGTGCGTTACAGAGCTTCTCAAGGAGATGACAGACGTATGAAGTCTTGGTTAACTGGTTCTGCGGGTGGAGCTTTCACTTCAGATCTTGATGCTATGGAAGTAAACTTCCTATCAGAAAGATGTTTAGTTGTTCAAGCTGCTAATAACTTCGTGTTATTTAAAGGACTATAATAAGTCAATATTAATGTAATTCTTACCCTCGTTGTATTAACGGGGGTAATTATTACTTTTAAAAACTATTTAATTATATTATATTATGAAAACAGAACAAAAAAGTAATTGGGAAATTAAAGACAGAAGATATATTCTATCAAATAATTTAGAACCATTAACGTTTACTATTCCGTCTAAACACACAAGAAAGCACGCGCTTCTTTATTTTGACGAACAAACAGGTAAACAAAAAGAATTAAGATATGCAACTAATCAAGACTCTCCTTTTGTAGAAGAACAAAAAGGTGAAGTAACGTTGGGACATATTATATTTCAAGATGGGGTTTTGTTTGTGCCAAAAGCTAAACAAAATTTACAAAAACTATTATCATTATATCACCCATCAAGATCAAAAAGTTATGTTGAATTTAACGCTGTTCAAGAAGCTACAGATGAACTTGGATTACTTGAATTACAAGTAACAGCAATGACTTATGCTAAAGATATAGATATTGATCAAGCAGAAGCAATATTAAGAGTTGAAATTGGATCTAAGGTATCAGACATGAGTTCTAAGGAGCTTAAAAGAGATTTGTTGATATTTGCAAGATCAAACCCTCAATTGTTTATAGAGCTCGTTAATGATGAAAATGTACAGTTAAGAAACTTTGCTATAAAAGCTACAGAAGCTAACATAATTAACCTATCTCAAGATCAAAGATTTTTTACCTGGGCAACTAATGGAAAGAAACTGATGACAGTTCCTTTTGATGAAAACCCTTACTCAGCAATGGCTGCTTTCTTCAAAACAGACGAAGGCGTAGAAATATTTAAATCTATCGAGAAAAAGTTTAAATAACATGTAATACTAATATAGGGCTCGTTTACTCGGGCCCAATATTATAATAAAAAATAAAAATGGCAATAAACGTAGATCAGGTCTATAAAACAGTCTTGTTAATAATTAACAAAGAACAAAGAGGCTATTTAACTCCAAACGAGTTTAACAAATTAGCAACTCAAGTTCAATTAGAAATTGTTGATGGTTATTTTGAAACAATAAATCAACAAATGAGATTGCCACAAAACGATAGCGAATATGCTGATCGATATAAAAGCGTGCAAGAAAAACTAGATGCTTTTAAAGATATAGGTTCTTGTGCTTTTACCGCTGCAACTTTAACAGAACCAGCTTTTTTTACGCCACCATCTTCCTCAGGTGTAGCAAGCGGAACACAAACTTTCGCTACAACAACAACTACAATATCTTACCCATTAACAACAATAACACAAGCACAAGTAGAAAACAGTAACGTAGTAGTTACATTAGAAACACCAACTGGATCTGCAGGTGTTGCTTATGCTAATTTTACTATAACAGGCGGTGCTTTACAACTAACCGCAGGCGCAATAGCTACTGGAAACACATTAAGAATAGTTTTATATCCTCAAGATTTTTATAAATTAGGAACTGTCTTATATAAGAATGATAAAGCAGTAGAACCTGTTCAAAGAAATGAACTAGCTTTACTTAATCTTTCTACAATAACTAAACCTAGCGAATATTTTCCAGTATATTTGTTTAATGAAAATAAAATAATAATACATCCTCAAACAATAGTTTCTAATGTTGAAGCTACTTATGTTAGAAAGCCAGCCGACGTTGTGTGGAACTTTGATTCAACAGCGGGTTACTATGTTTATGATCCTACAACTTCTGTAAATTTTGAATTAGCAATAACCGAGCAGGCTAATGTTGTTTTACAAATACTTTTATACGCTGGAGTTGTTATAAAAGATCCTATGATTATACAAGCGGCATCTGCTGAAATACAGAGAGATCAACAAAACGAAAGAACTTAATATAAAATGGCTATACAACCACAAAATAACGGATTAATAACTGAGAACAACGAGCAATACTACGCTGGATCTCAAGGATTTAGAGGTGATGCTGGTAATACTCAGAATCAATTACTTCTAACAGACTTTAATACAGATCTTATATTGGGTAGCACTACTAGCTGGAACCCTAACGATGTTGATTATGCCTTAAATAATTTTAAAGTATACACAAGTACTAGCGGTATATCTGGTTCTTGGAGCGAATGGGTTACTGCTTTAGAAGTTATTAATAACAATAGAACAATAAAACTAGCAGCTTCACCAGGAGCCAACGCATTTATAGTTGTTCAACTTACTATACTTACAGGTGGTAAATATGGAAATACAGAAGCAGAAAAAGCTTATGGCCAAGCCGTAGAGGATAATTACGGTAGTTATCAATACATAAAGCTAAATGATGTTATTAATAATTTTGCCGTAGGTTACGTAGGACAAGATAAGCTACTACCTAATGTAAAAAGAAGTGATATAATATTTTTTGCAAAAAGAGCTATGCAAGAGTTTAGCTATGATACTTTAAAAAGTATTAAATCAGCAGAACTAACAATACCTCCGTCTTTAACTTTAGTTATACCGCAAGACTATGTAAACTATGTTAGATGTTCTTGGATTGATTCTTTAGGTGTTAAACATATAATATACCCTACAAACAATCTAACTATAAGCCCTTACTACACTCAAGTTCAAGACTCTACAGGTATACCCACGCAAGATAACTTTGGTAATGACGTAGAAGGAACGCCAATAACTCAAGAAAGATGGCACAGTAATAGCTCTAGTTTATCAACAGAATTAAACGGCAACTTAATACCAGACGCGGCTAATGCAGCGGAATATGGATATGGTTGGGAAGGACTTTTTGGTTTTGGATTTGGTCAGTTATATGGCCTTGACCCTCAAACAGCACAAGGTAATGGTTGGTTTAATATAAATGAAAGAGAAAACAAATTATCTTTTTCCAGCAATTTAGTTGGAAGACTAATTGTTTTTGAATATATATCAGATGGATTAGCTTATGACTTAGATAGTAGAATACCTAAAATGGCAGAAGATGCTATGTATGCTTCTATACTTTACTCTTTAATGTCTAATAGAATAAATCAACCAGAGTATGTTGTTCAAAGATTAAAAAAAGATAGAAGTGCTAAATTAAGAAACGCTAAGATAAGATTATCTAACATTAAATTAGACGAAATATGTCAAGTTATGAGAGGTAAATCTAAATGGATAAAACACTAATACATGGCAGAAGCTAAAAACAGTTTCATTAAGTCTAAAATGAATAAGGACTTAGATGAAAGATTAATTCCAAATAACGAGTATAGAGACGCTTTAAATATAGCTGTTTCTAGATCAGATGGTAGTGATGTTGGAGCTGTTGAATCTATATTAGGCAACTCAATAACTGATGTTGCTGAGTCTTCGGGCTTTACAATAATAGGAGTTTATGCCGATGAAGGAAATAACAGACTTTATTATTTCAAAACAGATCATTCTGATTGTTCTATAAAAGCTCCTTTAAGTGCTACTTGCACTATTGGTTATTTAGAAACTTCAACAAATAATGAAATAGTATTAGTACAAGGAAGTTTTTTAAATTTTTGTTCAGGTTCAAGAATGAATGGAATTAGCTTAATAGAAAACCAGTTGTTTTTTACGGACAATAGAAATCAACCAAGAAAAATAAATGTTGATCAAAGCTTAGGTTATTATACTAATGAAGATCATATTTCTGTAGCTAAATTTGCACCATACTCTCCACCTAGTTTTTTAAACTTAAGAGCAGATGCAAGTGAGCAAGCTCCACCATACACGGATGTTATTTTACCATCTACAATGTCTGACGCTTCAGATCCAGATATAATAACTTTAGGTATAAATAAAATAAGTTCTTCTAATTTAGCAGTTAAAAAATATAAAAACGGTGATTTAATACCAGAAGCAACATCAATCACAGCTTGGCAAGATGCTAATACAGCACAAGAAGGAAGATGGTGTTACTACGCTAATTACAATGGTAATGGCGTTACATATGGTCTATTGTATAATAAATGGGCTGTTATAGATGTTAGAGGTTTGGCACCTATAGGACATAGAGTACCAACTTTAGCAGAATGGACGCAGTTGTTTAATTCACAAGGCGGTACTTCTGGAGAGGCTCAAAAATATAAAAGTCAATTTCTTTGGAGCACAAACCCTGGGACGGACTTACTAGGATTTAATTCTCTTCCTTCTGGTGAACGAATAGACTCAGCAACCGTTGATGGTTTTCAAAATTTAACTACATTAGCTGGTTATTGGACTAGTGATGCTTATGATTCAGGTAATCCAAATGCAAACCCTATTATTAAATTTGAGCACAACACCACTAACATTGATATAACGCAAACCGCTCCTACAATAAATGGATATGCTGTTAGAGTTTTAAGAGACGATAACTACAATGGTTGGAATGGTGATCCTGATTATTTATCTGAAAAGTTTGTAAAGTTTTCTTATAGGTTTAAATTTGATGATAACGAATACTCAGTAGTTGCTCCTTTTAGCCAAGATGTTTTTATACCATATCAAGATGGTCAGTTTGTAAACAACGATGAAAATAATGCTTTTGTTTCTAGTGTTGTAGAATTTATGCAAAACTCTATAAACAATGCTGTATTAAACATCCCGCTTCCTTGTATTGATATAATAACAAAATACAAAGTAAAAGCTATAGATATAATATTTAAACAATCAGATACTCAAGCTTATCAGGTTATAGAATCAATTAAAGTGGATTCTAATTTTATATCTTTATTAAACAATACTAATATATATCAGTATTCTTACGAATCAACTCTTCCAACAAAAACACTACCAGCTTCTCAGTCTACTAGAGTTTATGATAAAGTACCTGTTAGAGCTTTAGCTCAAGAAACTACAGGTAATAGAATAATGTATTCAAATTACCTTCAAGGGTATAGCGCACCTAAAGGCTTGGATTACTACGTTGATGTGGATAACAAATCAGCTCAAGAGTTTATACAATATCCTCAACATTCTGTTAAACAAAATAGAAATTATCAAGTAGGTGTTGTTTTGGCTGATAAATATGGAAGACAAACAGATGTAATTCTTTCTAACTATGATGGCTTATTAGACTCTAGTGGAAACCCTCAACCCGGGTCTAACTTTTACAGTTCATATAATCCAGCTAGTTTTGGCGGAAGCATACAACCTTGGACAGGTGACAATTTAGCATTGTATTATTTACAGCAAATACCTGAAGAGGTTGACGCTGGTGGTATATCTGGTTACCCAGGTTCTTATGCTTTTGGTAATTATTACGAAGTTAATGGTGATCCTGTGGCGCCAGGGGCTTTATATGCTTTCTTTAATAGCTTAGGTACTCAATGTATAATACCTACTGCTAACCAAACTTTGTTTGATACAATAATATTATATGCAGATGCAACAGACGCTTCTAATACTTTTAATGTATACGTAGACTCAGGTAATGGATGGATATTACAGGATCCTTCTACAACACCACCAACGTATACTATTGCAGACAGCTTTAACAATGTAGATGTTACTTTCAACGTAGGTCTTACTGTTAATCAAGTAGCTAAGTTTGAAGTTTTATATACATCTAACAATTATTATAAATATAGAACAGGAGCTTCTTCTAGTACGCTTAGACCGTTATTTCCTAGTTGGCCAGCAGATTATGCACAATATTATAGTGTAGGTAAAAAATTAAAAGGCTTATATATAGATTATACAGAAATAAAACTAGTAACACCTATTACAGACGCTAATGGCGTTCGTGCTGTAGACTTTTTTACAGAAGAACAAGTTGCTACTAATTATTTATTTGACAATACACCAGCTACTAGACCAGAACCTAGTAAAGTTGGTACATTGACTTATGCTACATATGATATAAATGTTAATGGTTTTTATTGCTACAAGTTTGCGGTAAAACAACAACAACAAGATTACTATAATGTATATCTACCTGGTATTATAAATGGTTATCCAATAACTGGTGAAACAAAAGAGCAAAATTCTATAGCTTTTACAGCGTTAATAAGTGACAATATAAATAAAATACCAAGAAACCTACAGTCTGTAGGACCTTTACAGGATCAATTTACAAGTGATACATTTCTTTTTGGTAGAGTTACAAACATTCTTGAGGTTGCATCTACTTCTACAGTTCCATACAGCACTTACAATAGACAATATGTTCCATCTGCATCTGCTGACAAAGTAGATTTAATAGGTACAGTAAGTGATTTGTTTCCAGGATTAGACGCAGGAACTACTGATGGTGAGATAAATGAGTATTCAATATATAATTACAATACAAAACCTTATATAACTCAAATATCTACAAGAACTGCTATAGGTATAAAAGAAAACCAATATACAGTACCAGCACTAGGTTCTGGTAATTATCCTTACCCTCCTGATATGGGCCTTGCTGTTTATGAAACATCTCCTTTTGTTTCAGCTTTAGAACTTTTTTATGAATCTTCTACTAGTGATTTAATTTCTGATTTAAATGAAAGTATAATTAACGAAACCACAAATATAACAGGTATTTCTAACTTTACTTCTAGTTTTCCAGAAAGTGCAACACTAGGCACTATAATTACAACAGATTTTTTTCCTACTTCTAGTGGTGTTAATTTAGTTAACACAACCCTAAACAGCTACGTTGTTAATAATCATTTTGACAGTGGGCCTAATTTTGGCACGTTAGATGTAAACAACCCTAGAACAAATGACTTCATAATTGAATCAGGCTCTTCTACTGGTAGTTATAGAATAAAAACACAAGCTAGATTTTACGCTGGTTCTTCTTCTGAAATAGGTTCTTTTGTTGATCAAAGAGGTAGGTATTTATTTACAATAACGTTTGCTCAATCTGATGGTATACTAGTTAGTCAAACGCTTACTTTACAATTAGAAAATTCAATACCTGATGTTCCAGGTGCGAGATTAAATGTTTCAGCAAATGTTACACCAAGTAATGTTTCAATAGTTAATCCAAATCCACCTACTGGTTCTTCAACTATAGTTCAATCTAACTTAGGCGACAATGGTTCCGCTAGAAAATCAAGTTTAGGAGATTCTTCACCTACAGGAAAAACATTTAATTTGTTTCCTCCAAACGGAAACGCTTGGACGGTTGAAAAAATAACAAAAACAAATTTAACGTCAGGAAATCAAACAATAGTTACTGGTTCAAATATACCTAATTACGTACAAACATACGCAGGAACAACAAACTCTCCTAGTTTTCAAGGTGGAAACAACCAGGATTTAGTGGGCTTTGCATTATCAGGTGTTGCTGGATCCCCAGGCCCTATGAATGAATCAAATCATAGTTATTTAATAAACATGCATTTAACAGACACGTTAGGTTTAGTTAACACTAATTCAACTATAACATATCAAGTTGGTGCGTCTACGTTTATTGGTCAAGTTATTTGCTGCCCTTACACTTCAGGTAACAGACCAGGAACTTTTCCTAGTAATCAATGGGCTGGTACAAATGGCACTGCCTCAAAGAGCTCAAGTATCACTACTCCAGTTTGGAACGGTCAAATAGAAAACTGGACAACACAAAAAGTTTATATATACATGCAAGTTAGCGCATCAAATGGAACTGGTTTTTTTAGTTGTACAAACTTAGCTGGTAAGTTTGGTGATGGTAGTAATGGAACTTTTACAGATGCAGATGGCGTTACTGCTAACGCAGTTTTAAATGATAGCTCTATAACTTCCAGCTCTACACTAACAGGCGGCGGTAGTTCAGGTCAACTTTTACAAATTGGATCTTTGCAGCCTTTTACAGCCTCATCAGGCTCTAGTAGTTGGAACCAAAGCGCTTTTGAAGCTGCTATCCAAAATGGTTTAAGGCCTGGTCAAAAAAATACAACAACTGGATATGATTATAGTGGTTGTGTGCAGCTTGGTATAGGTGCTAAGTTTGCTGCAGCTGCGAGTGGCGTAAATGGTTATACTATAAATATATATTGGAGTCATACTGCTAACGCTAGTATTTCGGATACACAAACTATGTTAAAAGTAACAACAAATCCTCCTTTTTATCCAAATTTACAAGCTTATCCAACAACTACACCTGTGCCAGCTGGTCCAGTATAGTAATTAACATAAAAAATAAGTAACTATAATATAATATGGCAAAAGCATTTCCTGTAAAATATTACAACACATATGTTCTCAAAAAACTTGTTCAAGGAAACGTGTCAGCTTCCTATAATTGGTATGTTGAAGAGTCAAGAATAACTGGTGGATATAACAATGTTCAAACTGGTTTATCTCCTAGAGCTTTTATAACATCTGAGAACAATGCTCAAGAAGCTTTAGGTAATTCTATTATATACTCTGGAGTATTAAACTCTAGAACTGGTATAAATCAATCTAATCAATTTCCATCAGGAGAAGATATAACTAGATCTGTTGATCCTTCTAGAGGTAGTATTCAAAAACTATATGCAGAAGATACTAACTTAATTATATTTCAAGAAAACAAAGTTAATAGAGCTTTAATAGACAAAGACGCTGTATTCACCCAAGAAGGTCAAGCAATGCAAACAACATCAAATGTGGTTATTGGAGCTATAGTTCCTTATGCAGGTGAGTTTGGTATTTCTAAAAACCCAGAGTCATTTGCTGTATACGGATATAGAAAGTATTTTACAGACGCTAACCAAGGAGCCGTTTTAAGACTGTCTCAAGATGGTATAACTGAAATATCTGCTTATGGTATGTATGATTATTTTAGAGGTCAGTTTTCAACCTTAAGAGGTGGTGAAGCTGTTGGTGGTTGGGACATTCATAACAAGTGTTATGTTTTGTCTTTAAAATCTAAAAACTCAACTATACCTGTAGAAACTCTTAGTTTTGACGAGCAAACTCAAGGTTGGACTAGTAGGTACAGTTACAATCCTCAAAACATGATTAGTCTTCAAAATAATTTTTACTCAACTAGAAGAGGTGGTATATATCTACATTATTCTCAAGATGTAAATAGAGCTTATTTTTACGGGTTACAATATGATTCAACTGTAACAACTATATTTAATAAACAACCTTCTCTAGTTAAAAGTTTTAAAACAATAAATTACGAGGGTGGAACTAATTGGGCATTAACATCTATATCTACAAATTCAGGAGATTCTGCTAATTTTGTTGATCCTTATGTAATGCCAACAACTTTAGCTGATTTAGAAAACCAGTTATTTAAAAATCAATTTAAGAAAAAAGAAGATAAATATTTTGCTGACTTAGTAAACACAACGGCATTTAATCAAGGTGAAGTTGTTTTTGGTGCATCAGTATCAGGTATAAAAGGTTATACAGCACAGGTTGAATTTACAGCCTCAAATACCGCAACATCAGGAACAAACGAGTTGTTTGCGATATCAACTGATTATAAAGAGTCATCGTATTAAATGATAGAAATTAAAGACATAGACATAGATTCTTGTTTTGAAACAATAAACAAATGGTGGAAGTTTTATAACAAGGTTGGTATAAACAAAATGATGTTACCAGGTAATGGTAGCAGCGGGTTAAGTGCTTTTGTAGATAATAAACTTGTTGCGTCTGTTTTTATATTTGAAACAAACTCACCTATATGGTATTGCGATTTTTTATGTGCGGATCCAAGCTATAAAGAAAATAATAGACAAGAGGTTTTAACAGCTTTAATAGATAAAGCAGTTGTTAATTGTTTTAAAAAAGAAGCATTAAGCGTTTGGTGTACAACTCCATACGACAGTGTTTTAAGTAAATTAAAAGATTTAGATTATAATGTTGAAGATAAAAAACATTATGTAATATGGAAAACAAAAAAATAAAAATATGGGAGCAGCAGCACCAATAATAGGTTTTGGCCAAGGAATACTTGGAATGGTAGGCGCTAATCAAGCAGAAAAAGCAGCTAAAGGCGAAAGAAATAGAGCAAGAAATGAAAAAGCTCGTTTAGCAGCAGAATTAGAATCACTAGAAAACTCTAGACAACCTATAATAAATCCATACGAAAACGTAACTGATTTAAGCGGTCAGATGAGTAATCCTTATGCTAACCTAGGTGTGGCAACTCAAGCGGCAGAGTTTCAAGCAGAACAAGCTGAAATTGGTTTAGCAAATACATTGGATACGTTAAGAGCCACTGGAGCAAGTGCTGGTGGTGCTACGGCTTTAGCACAAGCTGCTTTAGCAAGTAAAAAACAAATATCTGCTAGTTTAGAATTGCAAGAAGCTTCTAATCAAAAATTAGTTGCACAAGGAGATCAAAAACTTCAACAACTTCAGTTAGCTGAAAAACAAAGAATGCAAAACGCAGATGTAATGGGTAAACAGTTTATGTTTGGTGCTACAGATAATAGAGAAAACCAAAGATTAAATAGAGCTGCTGGTCAATTAGACAATGCTACTGCCGATGAAAGATCTGCAAACGCAGCTTATGGAGAAGCTCAAGCCGGTAAATATGGAGCAGCAAGCAATATGTTAGGTTCTATTGGTGGTCTTTTTGGTTAATAAAAATATTATAAAAAAAAATAAATTATGGCTGGAGCATACGAAAATCCACAAAGATTAACAGGAGACACATACGCTAGTGCATTTACTAAGGGAATTTCTGCAATGAATCAAAACAATGCTCAAGCTTTGCAAGCAAGTGAGCAAGAAAAAAGAAGAGCCGCTGAAAAAGCTAAAGCTGACCAGCAAAGAATTATAGAAAACATGCAGCGGGTTCAAGGCACTGCTGATGTATGGAATCTTGAGCAAATGAGCAATCTTGCAACGGCTCCAAAAACAAGCGCAATTCAAGATGAATTAACAAAAACCCTTAATAGTAGAATAGATATAGCCACTCAAGCCCAAATTTATTTAAAAACTCAGTTTGGTGATAATGAAAAAAGAGTATCTGCTCAAAAAGCTATAACAGATTACTATGATCTTTTAAATTTAAGCAAAACAGCAGCGCAAAACTTTGTTGCAACCGGTGATTATTGGAGAGAAAACGCAGCTCAAATTGGAAAAAAAGTAACCATAATAGGTAGCACTCCAGATGAAATAGCTAATAATCAATTTTTTGTAAATGCATTAGGTGGTATATACTCTGATGCTGATTTTGAAATGGTTTATGATGAAGAGAAAAATGACATAATGATAAAAGTTTCAGGCAACGAACCTGAAAGACTTGAAAATGGTCAACTAATTGAAGGTCAGTATAGAGAAAAATACATAAGCGCTAGAGCTTGGAATGCTCAGTCGGCGGAAAATAAACAATTTTCTTTTGTGTCTAATGTTCCACAGATAGTTTCTGAAAGTTTAGAAAGGATGAAGCCAGCTGATAAAACACCTAACAATGATGGTTTAGGTATTATAAAAGCTAATGGTCAATTTGCAGATAAATATTGGAGCAAAGAACAAATATTTAGAGACAGAATTAAAGTACAAGGTAGTAGATCAAGAAGAACAGAAGAAGTTAGACAATACTTAAATGTTGATGAGATAAGAAAAGACATGATGAGTATACTTAAATCAAAAGTTTCTGGTGTCAACGGTAACGTTCAGATGGCTGCTAATGCTTGGAATATTGATTTAAAACAATTAAACGAAGGTATAGAAAATGAATATCAGACTTTACAACCAACAGACGAACAGTTTGAACAAGTGCTTTTTGATCAAATCATACAAGCAAGAACTCAAGGTTTAAAACAAGATGAAAATGGTTTTTATATGTCTGGTGGTAAATCAGTTGTTCAATCAAGCTCATCAAGTAATAAAACTACGCCAATATCAACTTACAGAAACGATTATTACAGTAATATAGTTCGAGGAGGCACTGGAGGCCTGAGTAACACTCAAGTAACTCTTAGTAATTTAACTAAAATAACAGGTCCTAAGACTCAGTACATGACTAAAGAAAATATATATGAAACTTGGTTAAATACTCCTTTTGGTGACTTCCCTGGTTCTCCTACCAACGCAGAACACTATGAAAAAAGAGATGAAGATCCAAAGGCTGCTTTTAATAAACTAGCACCTAAAGACGGTTTATATAAAATAATAAGTAATAAACCTGTCTATGCAGGTAATTATAATCTTGACAGCGCTACTGACAGACTTAAGTTTGCTTTAGATAATACAACTGCTTCAGAAAGAACTAGCGTACAAAAAACAACGTTAATGAAAACAGCTAGAAAAATAGATTGGCAAGCTGACAATCCTAAAAAAGCTGACGAAACTTTGACTGAATATGCTGAAAGAATGAATAAGGCTATAAAATAAAAAAAATGGAAATATACATTTTACCAAATGGACAAGAGGTAGATCTTACCGGATATCCTGAAAATGAAATAGTTATATGGTTATCTGACAACCCTGGAGCTACAAAAAAAGCAGGGGGCGATGCAGCGGGTGCAAATGCAACGCCTCAGAACAACATGTTCGCACCTCAAGAAGATACGGAATCAGTTTCGGAAACTATTTCTTTGGACTTACCAACAGGTAGTCAAGAAGATCTATATGGTTTACCAGAGAGTATAACACAACAAAGTAGCAATATTAGAGGTGCTTTACAGAATCAGTTTGGTAAGTATAATGAAAAAGATTTATTACCTACCGAAAGATATGGAGACAGCATGGCTTCTCAACCTTTTTTTGATGATGACAATATACAGGCTGCTGTAGATAATAATTTTATAACTGAAGATGATTTAATTATAGCTGGTTATAAAGAAAGTCCTGAAGCTATATCTGTATTGCAACTAGTAAGTGATGATGAAAAAAACAGAGCTAGGAGAAAAATAAGTGCTTTTCAGTCTAAAAGTGATAGCGAGATAGACAGTTACATTGATTTAAGAAAATTAAATCAACCTTATATATATGAAGACTCATATGTTGCTGAAAATGAGCAGGTAAACGAAGGAATGAAAATGTATTCTCCAGAACTAGCTGAAATGCTAGGTGAAGGAACTTCTTTTGTTGATGAAATGTACGACAATGATGCTCTTTCAAGTAGAAATATAAACACTAGAGATTTTGGAGGTTTTTTACAAGCTAAAGGTTATGATAAAGATTTAAAAAGATTTCTAGAGTTAGACATGGATAAGAGAAATTATGGTAATTATTATAAACCAGAACTAGCTCTTGAAGCAAAAAAACTACAGTACTTAAACTTATATGTTAACGATCAACTTCAGAGAGACATAAAGCAACAACAGTTGATGTATGAAAAACAAACTGGTATTGATCCAAAGACTATAAATAAAAAGTTTAATATTTCTAATGAAAATGTTTTATTACAAGATTATGAAAACTTAATAAAACAAGAATTTCCATTAATATCTGTAAAACTAGAAGAACAAGACGAAAAAAACCAAATAGAGTATCAAAAACTACTGGAAGATGGCGGTAATATTGGTGCTGGTAAATTTTTATTAAATCTAGCAGGTGAAGGTTGGAACGGGTTAAGTGGTGCTATAGAAGGTTTTAGTGCAAGTACATATGGTTTATTGCCTGGTGACTTTTTTGAAGGTGTTTCAGAAAGTATCAGAACAGAATTAGCTTTAGAAGAAATAGGTGTTGTTGGTACTAAATACAATACTTTTGGTAGATACGTCAGTGCTATAGGTTATGGATATTTAGATCCCGAAACTAATATTGAATATGTTATAGATTCTAATAACCAAATAATAGATACAACTAATAAATTAAATGCAACTCCTTTTTTAACACAAGAACAACAAGATAATATAAGAACTAAAGCCAGAAAAGGAAATAAAAAAGTATCTTCTTTTAGTGTATTAGGTGCTTTTGATGCTGGTGCTAATGTTATAGGTGATTTGTTTTTTCAAATAGCCTTAACAAGAGGAATGGGCAATGGTGTAAGGGCAGTTGGTGGTTTTACTAAAGGATTAGGTGTTTTAGGAAAAACAAGAAGTTTTTTAAAATCAGTACCTATTAAAAAAAATATGGCTGATGCTATAATAGGTCAAAGTACTTTAGGTTTTTCTAGAGGATACGAAGAAACATTAAAGCAAGCTAGACAAGCTGGTATAAATGATCAAGAGGCAAGTCAATTAGCTTCTATAGCTTCTATACAAACAGGTATATTATATGCTTTAACAGCTCCTATATCGCCTCAAACAAAAGCAACGGATGCTATTTTTGGTAAAATAAAAAACGAATACATAAAAGAATCTTTAGAAGCATATGTTAAAGGTGGTTTTAGAAGCTTTGGGCAAAAGTTAGCTTCAGGCGCTAAAACTCTTTTTAATTTAAGTGGTGAAGGTATTAAAGAAGTTTTTCAAGAAAACATACAGCAGTCAGGTGAAACATTTGTTGTTAACAAACAAGTAAATGAATCCGCTGGTAAAAAAATATTGAAAGATACTATGTCTATGCAAGATTTTATAGACACTACTGTACTTTCGTTTTTTGCTGGTGCAATAATGCCTGGCGCTGGGGTAGCTGTAAAAGGTGCTAAAAAATCAGCTAGGCAATTACTAGGTATGGGTGCTGTAGATAGATTTAACAACTTAAGTTTGTTATCTTATAAGAAAAAGAAAGTTAAAAAAATATTAGCAGATCAAGTTAATCAAGGTATATATACTCAAGAAGAAGCAGATCAGGTTTTACAAGAAATAGATGCTTTTAATAACAACATAAATAGAATGCCTACCGACATAAGCGCTCAAGCTGCTGAAGAAATACTAGGGGATCTTAACGAAGTTGGTAAACTAAGAAATCAACGTAAAACAGAGGACAAATCTTTTAATGCAGCTACAGACGAAAGAATAAAAGCTTTAGATGAGAAAATACAAAGAGTATATTATAATGATTTAACTGCTAGAAAATCAGGAATAATAACTGCTGCGATAAAAAAAGGTATTATAACTAATACTGAATGGAAAGAAGTTAACTCTGTTCAAGAAGCTAAAGATTTTTTAATAAACGAATTAAACTACACCCCTGAAAAAGCAGATTTTACTTCACAACAATACGGAAGTATAATAGATTTTGATGGGAAAAAAATTGTTTTAATAAACAATGACAAAGCCGCTAAAGGTGGAAGAATAGGGGTTAAACAACATGAATTTTTACATGGCTTAATTTATGAAACAATAAAAAATGATCCTGAAGCTGCTATATTATTAGGTAAATCTTTATTAGGTGAAATACTTAAAATACAAGAAAGACTTTCTAATGATGATTCTAAACTAACAGCTTTGCCTGCTAAGTTTTTAAAAGACTTTACTGGTTATATAAACTATTATAAAAATAGTATTGCTGGAATTGAAGCAGATTTAAAAGCAGGAACAATAACAAAGTCTGAATATAACAATAAAGTATCGACAGAATTAGGTAAACAGTGGGAAGAAGTTTTAACTCTTTATTCTGAAGCTATAGATGTTGGTGCAGTTACATATGATGAAGATGTTTTTACTAAATTAGCAGACGTGCTTAGACAAGTTTTACAATTTTTAGGCGTTAGAGATGTTAAATTTGGTTCAGGTAGAGATGTTTATAATTTTATAAAAGATTATAATAAATCTATGAACAATAGAGTTATGTCTTTAGATAAAAACAAAGCATTTAAAAAATTAGGAACAAAAGGTGCTGAAGTAGATAAAAAAGCTTTAAAAGAAGAAACTAAAAGTATTCTTGATGCAAAAAAACCTGTTAAAACTAAAAAAACAACAGATTCAAGCAGCGAAAACAATTACACTTTTGATGAAAAGTTTGCTTTAAAACCAGAGTCAAGAGCTAACAATGATGAGTTTAAAAACACTGTAAATTCTTTTTATAATAAAAATAAATGGGGTAACATATCTCCTGATGATAGAATTTTTTATGATATATTAGAACAATATGAAAAGCCTATACTTCAAAAGGCTTATGTGTTATATGGTAATTTACCTGATTATAGTGCAGAGGACATGATACAAGATACTCAACTTGCTTTACTACCTCATATTAGAAATTTTAATAAAAAGTTTTTAAAATTAAGAGAAGCTAAAAGAAAAGAGTTAGAAGATAACAACATGCCATCTAACTCTATAAACAACGAGCTAAATATTCTTGACGAAAAAGGTTACAAAGACGCTAATGGAGACTTAATAACTGAAAACAACAATTTAAACGGTTGGATTAACTCTCAGCTTAGAAATAAAATGAAAGCTGCACTTAAAACAGGCAACGTAACTTCTCAAGAGTTTACTGATGAGATAGATGATAGGGTTTCCGGATCAACTCTAGACATAGACAATGACATATTAGAACAAGAAAAGCAATCTTATGAGCAAAGCCAAGATGAATTAACAGAGCTTCTTAGAGATCCTGTTTTTGGTTTTGTAAATTCCGATGGAAAACCTATAGAAATAGATGGTGTTCCAGTTGGTGGAGATTTTGCTATAGATTTTAATGACCCTAGTATAGCTGTCAACAAAAGATTAGCAACCGCTACAGATGAAGTTGAAATAGCTCAATTAGAAAAACAAAAAAGAGATTTAAAAAGAGGTTTAGAGCTAGAGGCAAAAGAAAGCTTAACAAACGCTGAAGCTAAAGAGTTGAAAGATTTAAAATCTTTTAGAACTTATAGTTTGTCTTCAGGTGGTATGATAAAAACTTACGAAGCTTATTCTGAACAAATAAACCCTGCTCAAGTTATTGTAGCAGAGGTTAAAAGACAAATACTAAGTTCTCGTAATATAGAAAACTTAGATTTTAAAGCATTTAAAGAAAAACTAGCCATATTATCTCAAACTTTAGCTAGAAGAATGACTTTTCAAAACTCTACTTCTTTAGAAAGCTTTATGTTTGATAACTGGAAGTTAATATTTGATGTTATAAACAACCCTATTGATCCCGTTACAGGTGAATCAACTTATGCTATAAAAAAATTACCTCCTAGGCTTAAAGATTCAGATGATGATGGAAAACCTAGAAAAGTAAAAAATTTAAATGTATCTTCTTTTTTACAAAACTACTTTGGTTTAGATGAAGCTACTAGAATAATAGAAAGACTAGCTGGAAGTAATAAACAAAAGCTTTTAAATAGTTTTGATCCTGTAGAACAAGGTAGAACCGGTAAAACTTTATGGGCAACAGCGTATTTTGATAGAAGAACTGCATTGATGGAGTTATTTGGTGATGTTTTAGTTTTACAAGAAGCTAGAAACGCTATTAGAGACGATGCTTTTTTACAAGAAATATCTAAAAAAAATGTAGACTTATACAACGATCTTAAAGATACAAATATAAGAAATAAAGTTTTAAACAACTTAGCAAGAGGTAAGTCGACTAGCGTAAGGTTTAGTTTAGATACTAAAGCAGACTTAAAATGGTCAGACACAAGTATAATACCTGGAGATTTAAGTTCAGGCCAAATGTATAACACTGGATTTAACGTAGGTGGTAAAAAATATGTAATGTCTTTATTACCAGAAGGAAAAGATAAGTATATTTTTCAATTTGCTTTAATTAAAGATGTTACTTTTAATAGAAACGGTGAAATTGTTAAAGGAACATTACCATCTACGGAGATATCAGGTACTGGTGATGCGTTTAAAGTAATGAGCATAGTTTCAAACGGCTTAATACAAGCTATGAATAAATTTAATATTAAGAACGTAGTGTTTGATTCTGAAGCTCAATCAAGAACAAAACTTTATAGCAGATTAGTTAGAGTTTTAGGAAAAAACGCAGGTTTTAGTTCTAGTTTTAATCAAGGACTTGATCAATTTGGTTTTGATACTTTTACTTTAACAAACAAACAGTTTAAAAAATCTATAAAAAATATAAAGAAAAACTCTAAAAACGACGTAAGAGAAAGATTTAGTTTAGACAATGGTTCTTTAAACAATGCTAAAGGTTCTGATTATTTATCTTCTACAGCCAACGTTAAAGATCAATTGTTTATGGCTCAAACTATTGATGAAGCTACTAGAAAAACAATTAAATTTAACAAAAAAGCCATAAAGTTCAACGTGCCTGACCTAGGTAATATGAACGATAAAGCTATTTCTTACTATTTAATAGATAAAATATCACAAGGTTATAATGATTTTTATTTTAAAAACAACGATAACTGGAAAGGTAAAATGTCAAAAAACGTTTTAGACACAGGAGATATTAAGTTTAGTTTAAATAATGAAAGAAATGAGTACAGTAATAATCTTTCTAGAGGTTTAAATGAAATTGTAGAGGATAACTTTAACGTTAACGTAGATGAGGTTTTTTCTAAAGAAAGAGCAAGAGAACTAAGCAAGATTGTTGGTGGAAACAATGTTTGGTTGCCGCCTGCTGATTCTGATTTTCTAGGTTTAATGTATATGATAGCTAGCGCTAAAGGTAAAAAAGGTGAAACTCAAATAAAATGGTTAAATGATAATTTAATAAAACCTTATTCAGAAGGCATGTTAAATATGGTTGAAGCTAAAAACGTTGCGCATAGAGATTTTAAAAACTTAATAAAACAAAACAAAGGAATAAAAAAACTATTGATGGAAGATTCTGGATATAGTAATTTTTCAATGGATACAGCTTTAAGAGTTTATTTATGGAAAAGAAACGGCATGGTTATTCCTGGTCTAGATTCTAAAGATGTTATGTTTTTAAGTAATATTATAAGAAAAAATCCTACATTAAAAAGCTTTGCATTACAGCTTGAAAAGCTATCCAAAATGAAAAACAATTGGATAGAACCATCTGATACATGGTCTTCTGGAAACGTATTAAGTGATATACAAGATATATTAAACTTTGCAAACAGAGAAAAATTTTTAGCTAGATGGATTCAAAACAAAGATTTAATATTTGATAAAGAAAATTTAAATAAACTAGAAGCTACGTTAGGTAGTGATTTTCGTTCTTCTTTAGAAGAAATAATTGGTAGAATGCAAACTGGTAAAAACAAACCAAAAGATAATAATGCCTTTGTAGACTGGTTAAACGGCTCTGTTGGTGTTACTATGTTTTTTAACATGAGATCTGCATTACTACAAACAATATCTGCAACTAATTTTATAAACACAACAGATAATAATGTACTAGCGGCTGCTGGTGCTCTTGCTAATCAAACTCAGTTTTGGAAAGATTTTACCACACTTTGGAAATCAGCTTATCTTTCAAACAGAAGAGAAGGTATGTTAAGTGATTTACAAGAAGCTGAACTAATAGATGTTGTTAGCGATCCAAAATACAAAGGTCCTATGGCTAAAACTAAAGCTGCTATAGCCTGGATGCTTAAAAAAGGTTTTATGCCTACTAGATTCGCTGATAGTTTTGCTATAGCTCTAGGTGGTTCTAGTTTTTATAGAAATAGAATAAAATCTTTAATGAAACAAGGTCTTGAATTAAAAGTTGCTGAATCTCAAGCAATGAGAGAGTTTTACGAAGCTGCTGAAACAAGTCAACAATCTGCTGATCCTTCTAAAATATCAAAAAATCAAGCTTCTGTTCAAGGTAGATTAATTTTAGCTTTTCAAAATACACCTTTACAATATGGTAGAATAATAAAAAACTCAGTTGTTGATTTAGCGAAAGGAAGAGGTAATTGGAAAAATAATGTAGCAAAAATAACTTATTATGCTGCTTTGCAAAACCTTGTGTTTAATTTTTTACAAAACGCACTATTCGGAATGTGGTTTGATGATGACGAATACGCAGACGAAAAAGGTAAATATGATAAAGGAAAGTATAGAGCTGTAAATGGAGCTATGGATACTCTTCTTAGAGGTTCTGGTCTTAAAGGAGCTGTTTTTGCAGGAATTAAAAATACTATTTTAAAAGCAATAGAATTAAATGCTGATCCAAAAGGTAGATATAAAAGTGTAAAGCTTCTTATAGAAGCCTTAAACGTTTCACCTCCAGTTGGTATAAAAGCTAGAAGACTAATGGATGGTTGGGAAAATATTCAATATAATAAACAAGAAGCTGAATACTTAGGTTGGAGTCTAGATAATAAATATTATCTACAATCTGGAGCTTCAATAACATCAGCAGCTTTAAACCTACCTTTAGATAGGTTATATATAAAATCAGAAAACCTTAAAAACGCTATGAATTCTGAATATGAAAATTGGCAAAGAATAGCTTTAATGATGGGTTATACTAAATGGAATTTAGGTTTAGGAGAAAATAAAGAAAACAATAGTAGTAATGGTCTTAATTTTAATAATTTAGATTTTGGTGGATCTTTAGAGTTTAATAAAATAAAGTTTTAATATGAGAAAAATAGATAAATTAATAGTACATTGTTCTGCTACGCAAGAAGGCAGAGACTTAGATGCTGCTGAAATAAATCGATGGCATTTAAAAAGAGGTTGGAAAGGCATAGGTTATCATTATGTTGTTTTGCTAGACGGTACTATAGAGTACGGTAGAAATATATATGAACAAGGAGCTCATGTTAAAAACCACAATAAAGGATCAATAGGAATTTGTTATATTGGAGGAGTAGAGGCTGAGAGAGGACGTAACGGAAAATGGATTGCTAAAGACACTAGAACAATAGAACAAAAAGAAAGCTTGTTACTGCTGTTAAAAACGTTAAAAAAGATGCACTCAAAAGCTACAATACATGGTCACAATGAATTTGCAGCGAAATCTTGTCCTTGCTTTGATGCTTATAAAGAATATTGTAATATATAAATAATAAAAAATGGACATTCAACAAATGAAACTTTACATTATAAATGCATCAACACTAGGTGTTACTACTTTTACAAACATAGAAATGGGTTTAAAAATATTTCTTTTAATTGTAACCATAGGTTATACCGTAGATAAATGGATAAAACTTAAAAAAAAATAATATGTGGAAACTAACTAAACAATATTGGATTGACGTGTGGAATTTACTTTGGAGTAAAACAAACATAGACGAAAAAGCTTTAGCTACAGTTAAAGAAATTAAAAAAAGATACAAACTTACCGCTAAAGAATTAAAAGATGTTGCTAAGGCTATAATAGAAGTTGGTGATCAAATTGGTGATATACCAGATGCTATAAAAGGAAAAGCTAGATCAGGTAGAAAAACAAAAAAATAATCATGCCAGATCCTTACAAAAAACTTAAACAAATCAAAGAAGCGCCTGGCACTATAGAGTCTAAAGTTGCTTACGAACTAGGTAATCCTAAGAAAAAAGCTATAGCTAATATAAGTACAAGATATAATGGAGATGATGCTAATGACGATGCTCCTAGACATACTACAACGTCTCAGTATACTACTGAAAGCTTAAGAAACAAACTGCCATTTGGTTTGGGTAATTCTATAATGGGAAGAGGTTTAGCCGCATTTGGTGCTAATGCTTTAGGCGCTGCTCACGAAATAAAAGCTGGTTATTCAGCAGTTAAAAGCGGAAAAAGTACATTGAAAGATACTTTAATAGAAGGTGTTGAAGATCTAACTAATAACTATGCTGGCTCTATTGTTGGAGCTATTGGAAACAGTAAAATGGATGATAGCAAAAATAAAATAATAGATAAAATAGTTAAATATCTTCCAGATGGAAAACATGAATCAAAATAAATAAGGAACAAAACAAAAAAGGCGTACCATACCTAAAGTTCCTAAATAAGAAAGGGCCCTCATTACGAGAGCCCTTTTTTTGATATGTATACATTATTTAATTATTTATACATATTAGTTTTTATATGTGTAAAAAAGTCATAACTTTTAGCCTTTAGCCATCACAAGCTACACAATCTTCACTCATTGCTTGTTGAGCTATATCACCGCGTAAAACAGATTCTGTTCTAGTATAATATAATGTTTTAATACCTTTTTTCCAAGCATCAAAATGCACCTTATTAATCCACTTTGGCGTGGCTTCGCTAGGAAAAGCTAAGTTTAAACTAACAGATTGATCAATATATTGTTGCCTTAAACCAGCTTGGTTTATTAGCTCTAATTGATTTATTTCTTTAAAAGTTTTAAAAACTTCCTTAACAGGCATGTCATGTCCAACTGTAATATTATCAAGCTCAGGTATATCTTGAACAGAGCCTCCATCAGCCAATATTTTACTCCATATTTCTTCATTGTTTAATTTGTGTTTTCGTAATAGTTTAACTAATGTTGGGTTTTTTCTAATAAAAGTACCTTTAGCAGATTGTTCTGTAAAAACATTAGCAGCCCAAGGTTCTATTCCCGCCGAGACATTGCCACTGAGCTTACTATTGCTAACAGTGGGAGCAACAGCACGCAGATGAGTATTACGCATGCCAGTTCCAGAGCACCATAAAGGTTCGCCATAAGTTTCCGCCAAAACCATGGAAGCTCTTTCACTTTCAATTTTAATTTGCGAAAATATTTTCCTAGTTTCAAACTGAGATAATAAACCTTCGAAAGGAATACCCTTTTCTTGGAGATATGTATGCCATCCGAGGACACCCAAACCGAGTGCACGCCCTTTTTGTGCAGATCGTATAGAATTTTCGAATCCGCGTAATCCTTTCGCCCGTTGAATAAATTCTTCCATAACACCATCAAGAAAGAAAGTGGCGTCATATATAAGATTAGTGTCTTTCCATTCGTCATATTTAGCTAGATTTAGTGATGATAAACAACAAACAAAACTGTGATTTTCATCGGTGTGTAATGTAATTTCTGAACATATATTAGTCATATGTACTTTTAATCCATTTTCTTTATAAGCTTTAGGATTCTTCTTGTTAACATTGCCTTTAAACATAATGTACGGCTCTCCAGTTGCTTTTCGCTTTCTAAGTAGTTTACTCCATCTAGCTCTTGCTCCTGCATCTCCTTGTTCAAGTTTACGCATAAACTTATCGCCAACAATTGCGCACTGATGTAAATTAAGCGACTGTCTGTTAACATCTCCCTTAGGTTCTCTGATTTCAAGCCATTCTTCGAAATCGTCGTGCTCAATGTTAATATTAACTGATGCAGCTCCTCGTCTAACTGATCCTTGATTAGTGGCAAGTATTGTTGAATCGTATATTTTACAAAAAGGGACGACTCCGTCTGATGTTCCATTTCCTGTTATTGTTGCGCCGGCGGGTCTAATTTGATTTATACCAATACCTACTCCACCGCCATGCTTAGCGAGTAGCATCATTTCTAAGTTTTTACCTCCTATGTCTTGTATACTATCAGCTACATCAATGCCAAAGCAACTGATAGGAAGACCCCTGTCAGTCCCAGTGTTACTAAGAACAGGACTAGCAAGACACAACCAACCATTCCAAATATACTCAAAAAAAGTCTCTGCGAGCTCTGGTTTATATAGTCTTCTAGCAACTGTTTTTGATACTCGCTGATAGGCCTCCTTAGGAGACTCTCCGTTAAATAAATATCCCCCGGTAATAGTTTTTTTGTACACGTCTGTGTCTCCCCATTTTGGGTAATCTTCTCCTTTTTTCCATTCATTGTTCCACATATTTTATCCTATAAAATGTTTTGTCCAGGCAATAAGCCCATTTAAGTTTAAAGCAACTAGGTTCCATTGTTTTCTAGAAGCTGTTTGAATCATTACGCATATAAAACCTAAGATATAAAGCTTAGGTTCTAATGTCCACTGTGCAGCTATTAAAAAACCTGCACCCATGTAACCTGATCTAGTCGCTAATCTCTTCCAAGGACTTAACCTTTTCTGTCTTACTAGATTCTTGCTTAATACTTTCTCTAATTTGCTCAATAGCTTTTTCATAACCAGGCATTAATTTTAATGTTTCTAAAGTTCCAATAGCTAAGTCTCTCATGTTGCTTAACTCATTTAATAAATGTTCAATTATTCTGTTTTGAGCATTTAATTTTTTTTCTATTAAATCTGTTCTACTTTGTTTTTGTCCTTTCATTTTATATCTTCTTTTTTAACAAAGTCTCGCATACCATTCCAATTAAGATCTTTGTATATTTCTTCTTCTGTTATATTTATTTTACCAGATGTCTTCAAAGTCTTCGCCTTCCCCAGCCTTCGAGTAATCAGTTGGCCTAGTTGCGAAAAAATCAGTATGAGTGACCCCGCCGGTAAGATGATAGAACCAATCAAGATTAGACGCTGCTTTAGTGTCATAAGCAAAATACGATCCCAAGTCAACGTAACCCAATTCCACAAGTTTTTCATTTGTTCTCTTTTTTATAAATTGTTTTAAGTCATAAGATTTAATACCTTCTACATCACCCATTTCAAACATTTTGTTTATATATTTTTCTTCAAGATTAACCATTGTTTCCGCTGCGGCTATTATATCTTCTCTACATTCACTTAACAGGCTATTGTCCTCTTCACACATATGTCTAAATAATTGACAACCCATTTTGCTGTGTAGAGATTCATCTCTTACAGACCATTTCATTTGTTGCCCTATACCTTTAAGTAAATTGCGTAACTGAAAAGAATAAAGTACAGCGAAAGCAGAATATAAGCTAACACCTTCTGCGAACGCGCTAAATACTGCCAAAGATTTCGCAATACCAATAGTAGACTTACCACTGTAAGCAACCAAATTATCAAACCGCTCAGCAGTAGCGGGTTCATGTAAAAAAGCTTCATAATTTTCTAGTTTTAAAGTTTCATTTAAATAACTATATGCTACAGCATGAATAGTCTCTTGTGATCCAAACATCATAGCCATTTGTTGTATTTCGTGTTTAGGAAACCAACCAACTACTTTCTGTGTCCAATAATCTGATACCGCGCACTCCGTCTGTGCAAAGCCGAGTAAAATGTTACCGACCAAATTTTTCTCTTTATCATTTAATTCTTCGTTCCAATTTTTAATATCACTTTGCATAGATATTTCAGTATGTAACCAAAATGCCTGTGCTTGTTTTAACCAACCTTCTGTATAGTATTCAGGATATTCAAACGGTTTGTACGCTATGCGCTCGTCAAACAACCCCATTATTTAAACACTTCTAAGGCAATATCTACAAAAGGTATATACATAACATATGATACTTGATCAGGCTCATCATATGTCCTCATACCCATTAATATGCCGGGATAAAACCCTACACTTATACTCCAGTTTTTTATTTCTTTATCCATTTATTGTTTTTTTATTAATTACTATAGGTGAACCATCTTTGTGAGATGATATAAAATAAACTACATCGTTTTCTTCTACTATAACACTACTAACATCTTTAAATGTTTTAGGATAATTTGTTACAGCATATTCTTTTATTTTATCCATATACTTTTATTTTATATTTATCTTGTTGCTCTATTAATTCTTTATATTTTATTTTACCTCTTATATCCCAGCTCCATTTACACCACTTGTCTATTTGTCGCTCACCATACATTTTTCTAGCTATTCTTTTAGCTTGGCCAGGATTAGCTTTACTGTCTCGTCGCATTCTTTATGATTTTGTGGTTTATATAATGTAAGTGGTCCTAGTCGTCTTTCTGTTATAAGCTTTTTAAACAACTTCCATCTAAGAGGAAATGATTCATTAGCTCTACCTTTAGTTTCAATTATAAAACCCTTACCTACAAAGTCTGGTGTGTATTTTATATTTAGTATCTTTTTGTTACCTCTGTTTTTGTATTCACCTTTACCATTGCCACATCTTTCGTATGATTCAAAAGGAAATTCAAAAGCTTCTGATAACTCAAAGGTTTGACCTTCATATAAAGACGTTATTTTAGCTTTTCTTAAAGCCATATACATGTAACGCTCAAGCCCAGAAGCGAAGTTGATACCATCATATGATATCTTCTTCGACTGTACAGGACCTTTTTTTCGTTTAAATGTTTTTTTCATAAACTTCTATTCTATTTAACATAACTTCTTCAACCTCATCAGTTAAACAACGTCTAGCTGCTTCTATATATAATAACGCATCCATTAGTTCTTCTTGAACATCAATTAAGAAACGATCAAGATCTTTTTCTTGACCTTCTATCTCTTGCATCATAGTTGCACCGTACTTTTTTTGGCCTATTAAGCTACGTTCATCCATTTTTCTTAACACTTGTTGAACTATTTTATCTTCTGTTTTTATTATCATTAAAGTGTGTTTTTTACAAATGTTCCATTAATCATTTTACCTTTTCTACTTGCTATTTCATTGTAAGCATAATCAATACAATCTTCTATTTTCATGTCTTCTAAAGTTGCTAAGTTTGTTAAAACAACTATCATATCTCCAATAGCATCATATATTTCTTTTCTGTCTTTTTTTAATAAAGCTTGTGCTAATTCTCCGGCTTCTTCCATTAGCTTAACATATTGAGTATGCGAGTTTCCTTTGTCTACTATACCTCTTTGTTTAGCCCAATCTCTTATTAAATTAAACCTTGATATTTCTGGATCAGAACAAGGCGTATGCTTAGGGTTTAAAAAAGATTCATAAAAAGCTTTGTTGTATATAAAACATCTTTCATTATTAAACATAGATGATTTAGAATTAGCTATAATCCAAGATGCTGTTGTTTTTGTTAATTCAAACTCTCCTAAAGTTGTTTTCCATTTAAATCCTAAATTATCCATTAAGTTGCCTTTAAGCTTGTTTAAAGGGTATGGAAATGTTGTTGTTTGGTCTGTTGAGT